AATCAAGGTGCTCAAAGTATCGCTTACATGCAAGCGCAGGCTATGATGAATATCTCAGAAGGTATCAAGAATGGTCGTGTGCAAACGATTGTTGTACCAGCAAACTTCAATGCGCTGATGCTGCAAAAATGAATGAACGACCGATATGGATTTAACTTACTAATGGAGTCGTAGATGTATCAATTAATTTTATTCACATTTTTAATTACCAATGGTAATTTGGATGTTTACCAAAACAAACTCGATTCTTTCTATACTGCAAAAGAATGCGAGCAGTTCAAAGCTGTGGTGGAAAAGAACACTCTGATGAAATTGAATGAAAATATGACGAACGCTATTATTGTTTTTGAATGCAGGAGAGAGGTATGAGAAAGATAACCGTAAATCTGCTTGATCTAGAAATCATTAATAATATTGTGAAAGAAAATAATATTGAAACTTTTGTATTGAAACAAGAAAACAATTCAGGAATCGGTTATACAACGACTATGGAATTTGGGTTTACTTTAAATGATCGCGATTGCACTGTATCTATTCCTATTACGGATCAAACAAACTGGTGATTAAATCTATAGAAAAAATTTGGGCTCGGGCAACCGGGCATTTAATGGGACATACTGATTCGGATAGACCGGATGTCCCAATACTTACACTAAGAGAAGCTCGTATTGCTTTGTTCTTAAAAACATTCTGGGTCGTATTACATACGATTACCTGCTTCGTTATTATAGCAGGCGTCATTAGACATTGGTAAATATGTTTATACCTGAAAATACTTATAAAACTATTATAGAAAATACTATCAATATTTGTACAGATGTATGTTTAACGCATGATGGCAAATATTTGCTAATCAAAAGAACGGAAGAACCTTGTAAAGGTGTGTACTGGCCCATTGGTGGCAGGATTTGGAAGGGCGAAACTGCAGAACAAGCAGCAAGGCGAAAAATCTTGGAAGAAATTGGTATTTCGTATAACGGAATACTAAAACCTATGGGATATTATGAGGATCAGTATGCAGAAAATTCGTTTGGTATAGATACAAACTACTGCACAATGAGTATTTGTTTTACAGGAAACATTACCGACGTAAATTCCATAAAACTTGACAAAACTAGTGAAAATTGGGGATTTTTTGCAGAATTACCAAAAA